CCAATCTCCCTTTTACGAATAAAGCGATTCTCATTAAACTCCAGCTCACGCTGCCACTGGTCGTCATCAATCTCCTTCATAAGATATCGTACATTAATATCCTTATTTCCCAGGGCACCCATTGTTGACGGAAAGTTGCGAAGCATGTCTTCAAACTCTGTAAGATTACGAGTAATCTCGATTAGCAGTGTTTTCTCTTTGGGGGTTAGCGCATCAATGCTAATAACACGATAGATAAACTGTCCCAGATTTGGAAGTCCGCCACATGGAATATCGCCGATTTCACGAGGTGGCGCTGCACTTTGAGTCCTTAGCCATTCATAATAGTGTGGATTATGAACACGCCCAGATACGATTTGCCCGCTGTTCCAACTAAAGGCAGTATTGCACCCATCCACTGTGCACCACATCTGGTCACAACCATCAATCTTAAAGATGCGTGCCGCACACTTTGGGCATGCACGTGTTTCTTTCTTGATTGCCTTTGCCGATTCAATACTTTCTTGCTTGCAAACATGATCTGTTTGAATAACCTCTAGGCAATCTGAACAGGTCTTTTTAGAACAAATGCCACACACATATGCTGATGAAATGAATCCACGACACTCTTCTGCAGGACACCGCATTAGAAACTCACGGCGAGTTGTTACACTTGCAGAGTCATCACCACGTAAATACATGTTATTTAGTCGAGTAACGTCCCTTTTTGTCTTAGCAAGAAGTTTATATGCCGGCCTATAAACTTCTTTCTTAAACTTCATATACTTAGTAAATAGTGTTGTATATTGAACGCGAGCCTTTTGTTTCAAATCTGCGCTGTCACGATGAATTGTTGATGCAAGAAAGGCCTTTTGAGCAACAGTTAGTCGCTCCTCTAATGCCTTATACTCAATGTCAATACCTTGCATATTGGTAACAAGTTCTTTCTTTAGTTTTAGCGCATTATTATATTTAATCTTGGCCTCTACATATACTTGCATTGATGGAAGAAGCGACTTCTCTCTTGAAACTAGCACCTTACGCCGATGCTTACGAAGTGTTGTTCCACGAAAGGCTAAGGTGAAATTATTATTCATAAACTCAGTTGTCCATCGATTCTTGCATGAATGACAGTGGCAGTCTTCAACGGAAGATAGAATATACTGTTGAAGGCAAGTAAGACAAGCAGATACGGGACAATACTGACACTTCACTTCCTTTCTATTCTTTGCAGTATAACTATTAAGACAAATGGGACACGACATTCTGGATAGTGCTAAGTGTTGGCCAGGATCCTTCAATTTTTTAAAGTGCTTTAATAACATGACCAAGATGTAACTACTGCTATTTTAGATTCTTTTCCTTCTACAGACCATGTATCCCAGTTAGTAATATGTAGAGCTTCACCTGTAAGAATCTTACCAAACTCTTTCTTGGTTCTTTCAGGAGAGCAATTATAGACAATCCATTGGCCTTCCTCGTGATAATAGGGAAACTCCTTGACAATGGTTAGAGACCAGTGATTATCTACTAGTGTATCTGAATCTATATATTTGAACTTGTATACACCTTTAGGGTTATTATTTGTGATATATCCAACTAGACAGTCGCTAGAATTTGCAATTAGGGTTTCCTGAATGGAAGATCCAAGTAAATAGGGTAGAATTGTAAAGCCTATTTCTTTACCACTGCAAAGTAATTTAGCCATGTTAATAGTGAAATTATTATTATATCTTTAGACCAAAGACCCTTTTGTTAAAAAAATTGAGCACAGGGTTAGTGTTAAAAGCACTTAGAATGAGTGATAGTGTTGTGCAGGCCGTTATCAAGAAATTCTTGGAACGGTCTGAACTTGGACAGAAAAAGTATGGGACGACGCTAGATCGTACTGATTTGAATACACTTGATTGGATTACGCATGCACAAGAAGAACTTATGGACGGTATTCTATATCTGGAGAAACTTAAGAGCCAGAAAGGAGTGGCTTCACAGGAGACGGATAAGACACATTAATAGGTCCCCTATAATAAATATCAGAAAGACATAATTCAGTAACATATACCTTTGGTTTAGGGAATCCATTAAATTCAGATGCAGTTGCACTTGTATAGGCACCCATATTAGGAAAACAAAGCCAATCATTTACTTCAAGTTCTTCCATATCTTCTGAAGAGGCAATAACATCTACACTATCACATGTTCTTCCAAATATTACACCCTTTGAGCGCCGGCGCTGAAAGGAACCATTTACTACACGTGTCCATATAGGCTTTGCCTGGTCAAATAATATACATGAAAACTGCCCATATAGGCTATCATCAATTGTATATAAATAGCAAGCCATTTTATGTGAATATTTTTTCCCAATGACCTTTACATAGAAGTCAAATGAATTACTCGCAAAAAATCGCCCAGGCTCAGCAATAACATGAATATTTTCTTTGTCAAGACCTAGAATAGAGTTATTAATGACTTGAGCTTTTTCTTCAAAATCTGTAAGATCATTTATAAAACCCCCACCAATATCTAGGTTATTTGGTCTATGCCCATAGTGTCTAAGAATTGGATGTAAATCTCTGCACATCTTAATGGCGGAGCCATAGGCACTAGGCGAAGAGCCTCCAGAACCAATATGGAAACTGAATCCAAAAATATTGATTGAACAAATTTTGGCGATTTTTGCAATTGTTGTTACATGTAACTTATTTGCTCCAAACTTTGATGAAAAAGGTATAAGACTTTTTGAATCATCAACTGCAATACGAATAAGTGCGCCACCATTATAATTACATGCCTTTAACTTATATAACTCTTCAAATGAATCAACAACTGTTAGTGGAGAACCAATACTTGTCGCACTGTTAATATCTTCCTCGGATTTACATGGATTTGCATAAATAATACTAGACCTGCAATAATTCCCTACTAACTTTTTAACTTGAAATAGTTCGGTTTCACTTGCACAATCAAACTGTAGACCCTTGTCATATAAGTACTTTAAAAACTGTGTGTCGGGGTTACATTTAATCGCATAAAATGGAGTTACTTCAGGTAAGTTTTTTGTCCATCGCCTTAGTGAATTATTAATTCTTGAAGGAATCATTGTATAAAAAGAGCCGGTTCTACCGCTATTTTTGATAATACTGTGAACGATATTAGTAAGTTCTGCCAGTGTTGTCGATTATATATTATTTAGAATATTTATTTAGGCCTTCAGACCTTCAGGTCTTCAGGTCTCTAGACCTTCAGGTCTTCAGGCCTTGAAGCCTTGTGCAGACTTCCATTTGACAAACCCATGAGATGTTTCCACAAAATATGATGAGCCGAGGATTTTCACTGCCATATCATGTAGTTCACGCTCTTTTGGATTAAGAGAGTCTAGGTATGCAATAGCTTCCTTAGGAATTGCATGTGGCTTAAGCGGAACATAAGGATTCTTCGGTGCCGAGTCCATACTGTATAGGACTTTCTAAAAATAAATTGGTGTTAATTTTAGTCCCGGCATGTACTAGACGCTATTTAGAGGGTTTACACTAGTTACTCTGACCTCTGCCTGTGCAAGAGGCTTAAGAATAGTTAGTTCAACACATGCCATACAGCGAAGTACAAGTAGAAGAATAGCAAATATAATAAAGGGGGAAAGCAAACTTAGCCCTACAGAGAACTGAACTAGATCAATGCCTTTACTCAAGGCGAAATAACCATAAAAGATCACTCCAAGAAGTGCTGCACCTGCAAGAGCACATGTGTAAATAAGACAATTGATACGTGAACGCTCTGAGAGTATGTTAAGAATAAGTTTATAGTCTTCCATGATACATATAATATTTTTCAACCTGTAAACTCAATTTTACACACCCTAATTAATAGGGGATGACGTGTGTAGCCTTTGATTTAGATAATACATTAGGCTATTTCAGCCATATAGGAGTTTTTGCAGATTTTTTCAGTGTGGATAATTTGGAGAATAATTTCAACAAAATTTTGAACCCGAAATTTAAATTGGAACCAGACCTCAGGGGTAAACTCAGAGCGGCGGCCAAATTATATATTCAGAAAATTTCGGAAGATCCTGAAATTGCTGGGACAATTCTTCGGCCAAATTTAGATGCACTAATTCTTCCAGTAATACAAGGAAAGCGTTCAAAAAAGATTAGAAGTGTGTGCATATATTCAAATACTTGGAACAGTTTTGCAATTGAGATGGGAAAGGAAATTATAGAGGAAAAGTATAACTGTAAAGGACTCTTTGATGCAATTGTGGACGCTTCACATGCTATAAGAAGGGCTGATTGGCTAAATAGACCTCAAGGGCAACAAATTAAGACCTTTAAGGTATTAAAAGCCATCTTTCAAGACCTATGTGGAGTAAAAGGTACAATAAATCCGAGCGACATAATCTTTGTCGATGAACGTGAAGAAGTTCATGAAATTGCGAAGAGTTCTGTGCATTATTTAAAACCGACTGAATTTTTGCCGAAGGTTTCCAAGGCTATTTTGAATAAGATTTTTCAGGCAGGCTTAGACTGTTTGGAAAAAACTGGTCTTGCAAAGGATTCGGAGTATCTTGAATCAGATGTCTTTCACTGTATAAAATTTGGGGATTGGGGTAAGATAAATAATTTTGTTGCTGTTTGCAATTTTGATGAATTAATACAGATTGCAAAAGAAAATCTTTATGCATCTGGATTATATGGTCATAGATTTGTTGATGATACAGATGAAATTAATGATTTTTTAAGGCTTATTAGATAAACGTAAGCCTTTAAAGTCTCCATATAGTAAATCAACTACTTCATCATCTTTTAATTTCCCTATAATTCTATCAAATTTTTCTGGATTTGTAGATAATAATTTATATAATTTTGCTCTAAGAGTTTTAATATAAATATTTCTATTTCTATTCTTTGATCTAGTACTTCTTGTACTTACCACTCTTGTAAATTTATTATTAGGCATTTCCTAATTCTTAGGAGGGGTTTTCTTTTTTAATATTGCGAATATTTTTCTTCTACGGGCAGTAACTGCACTAGATGGCTTTTTACTCGTAGGCCTACTAAGATTTAATAGTGGATTACTATTATTTTCATAAAACCCCTTTTGAGCAAGAAATGCATTATGATTTGGATATAAATTTAAACCTTTTGTAACACCATTTCCACCGCCCTTACGAATAGTTTTCCCCTTTTTACGAAGGTTCCTCTTTGTCTGCATCCTAGTTTCACCTAAGGAAATTACTAGAAGCCCCCTTATGAATGAACAAGATAGTGTACGCCTAGAAGGTTTCGCAGAATCATTAAGGTCTTTTAAACATTACTGTGTAGGAACAACTGCACTTCTACCCCAATTAGTTCGCTCACGCCTTGCCTGTATTGATACAGAGGTTGCACACAGAGGTCGGAAGGTTCTATGTGTTCAAGATGGTTGTCCTTATATGCAATGGCTAATACGCATGAAATGGGACGCACTTTTTGTCATTAAAGATAGTGTTGATATGCGTATTGCATTAACCTATGTAGTCAGTGTTCAGAAGCCGGTACGTCTTGTTTGGGCAGGAGAACCCCCTAGTGCCTTCTTATCACAATTAGAAAGACATGAACAGATTACAATCCTTGGATTTTCAACAAGTGCTCCATTACAAACCTATTGGGATACAATTTTCTGGACACATGATATTAGTGCAGAAGAACTAGAGCCATCCTTAAATAAACGACTTGGTGTTACAACACTTGCAAAGTATAATCTACGCTCGGTCTTAAAAGAAATTAAGGCATCAGAGGTCGGACTTGTCTGGTCATCAATAAGAGAATCAGATAAGCACGGGTCACTTTATTGGTTTGATCCAAGTGAAGGAGCAACACAAGGACTTCTTTATAGTCTTCAAGAATCTGCAGATATTCTTAGAACAATTGCGGATTCTATATATTCAATAAAGTAACGTTTAATTGCGACGAGTTTTACGTTTAGATGGTTTTCTATTATGTTTTTTGTAGAATTTACCACCCATTTGATTCATAGTTGATTTATGAAGAACATGACCTACTCTTTCGAGAAATTCACGTGTTAAAGAATGCGTACGATATGGCTCCGCCATCTGTTTACCTGTATCAACTAAATATTCTACTTTATATTTTGATGTTACACCATCATATTCTAATATTTTAACCACATCAAAATGATCTCTTTTTACTTGGCCATCATCATAATATTTTACAATATCTGCTTCAACTACTTTACCTGTATTTATATCTGTATATCTTGGATGAAATTTTGTATGTAGTCTGTGGGGTGGATGTTTCGTAACATACTTAGCATAAGCAGGACTGCTTGTATATTCAAAAGAATAAAAAGGGAACTGACTAGGATAATAATCTTTATCATCTGGATAATATCCGTGCAATACTCCATTAGCATCTAAATGTCTACCTTCTCCCTCCCAGTGAAGATATTCATGACCTCTCTGAATCATTTCTTTTCCACTCATTCTAATTATACATAATAATTAAGATGAATGTATAAATATTTATCTAGATTTACTTGCGGAAAAGCTTGCCAAGGTACGCTTTTACTTGCGGAAAAGCTTG